ATCTGATCACGCTGTTTGATTATCCCCCCGCCATCCGGAAGGTAATTTACACAACCAATGCGATCGAGTCACTCAACAGCGTGCTGCGCAAAGCGACCAAACAAAGGAAGCTGTTCCCGACCGATGAGTCGGCGCTCAAAGTGGCGTTTCTCGCGATACAGCAGGCTTCAAAGAAGTGGACCATGCCAATCCAGAATTGGAAGCCTGCCCTGAATCGCTTTATTATCGAGTTCGGTGATCGCCTGAACGGTCACCTGTAATGGAGTGGGCAGTTACACAGAATTATTTACAGGCTCGTTTTTTTATTAGGGTTACTCTCCCACTGTTTTTTCTTGCGCTGGTTTAGCAAACTCACTGCCGTTATAAATATCTCCTATAGACACATCTATATCTTCGAGAGGGATTAGGCGTGGGTCATCAACTTCCATTGTGTATTGAGAGATGCCGACGACGGTGCTTCCTGACATCACTGCATAGCGATAAATCATACCCACTCCTCTAATTCCCAGTGAATCTTTGTGCGAACTCCATATGTTGATGTCGATGTGGCGCCCACAAATGTGAGCGTTCGATCATCCTTTATGTATCCTGTACCGATGTGTAGAGATGCCCAGGGGGACGATGTATCCCGTACAAAAATCGCACCCTGCGGTTTTACATGCAAAATTGATGTGCCCAAGTTTATTTTGGGAATGGAGACCGACACCGATTCCCCAATGCCTACAGAGACAACGCCTCTTTGTACCCTGCGGGCAAGAGCACCCCCTAGATCAATCATGACACCCTCCACTTACCATCTACACAAGAGAAGATAAACACTCGGCCCGCCTCACGGATGCGGGTTTTTTGATCTGCCCCGCCAGGGGTTGATATTGTGTAACCGGCCTTTGTTTGAACAACGCAGTCGACGCTATTGATTGGAACTGAATGATCAGCCATCACCATCACGTCACCGCCGTCTGGCAAGGTCAGCTCACCTGCGCCCATGAAGCGATATGAACGGTTCATGGCCGCGCCTTGGCCGGTGAATGGTATCCATGCAAAACGTTGTTCAACATATGTTCGTGAAGCCAGCACTTTGGACGGGTCGACCAATATCTGGATTTGCCCGCCATCGACTTGATGAGTTGAGATGTAGGTGCCGAGCGGGAGGTCGACTTGCGCCCCCTGTGCTGTAATGGTTTTTTCTACCGGTGGATAGCGGGTGGCAAATATCATGTCACCGTCAGCATCGAACCAACCGGCCTCGCGCACGATGAACGGGCCCACTTCGATTGGGACGTAACCTTCCATGTAGTATTGGGATGGCAGGTTGTCATCTTGTTCCAGTATGGCAATCGGGCCACGAAAGGTTTCGTCGATCAGGCGGGTGGCCTGCTGTAGTTGCTCGGCAGTGGGGGCGTAACTGTCTCCGCCATCGGTGCCCACGGCGAACTGGGTCAGTTTCAGGGGGCGGCTGGTCGCGGCCAGATTGGCCAGCTTGGCGGCCCCGATGGCAGTCAGGACGGTAAAGTAGGTTTGTGTTGTCATATGGCATTCACTCGGTAGGTTGCCGCGATGCGCGGCATGCCGCCAAGGGGGGCGGCAATGCTGGTTGTTGGTAGGCTGGCCTGATATGGGCGGCAGATGTAGCGCGGGGTGATGGTCGGCACGGCCGCCACCCCCAGCCCTACGTCTGTGCTCATGACCAGACTGAGGGTGTAGTGACTGCGCAGGTTTTTGGCTTCGTCTACTCGGCGCGTGATGGCAGCGGTGTTGCCCGCCGCGATCCCTTCTGGCGGAACGTTGACGCGCACCTTGAAGGTGTACGGCTGACCGCCAAACTCGAACCATTGCTGGAGTGTGGCGCGATAGCCGATCGCCTCCAGTGCGCGACGCACCGCGCCCGGGGTGCCTTTGGTGGCGTGGATGCTGAAACTTGCTGCCATGGCACCACGCTTTTGCAAGTCAGACCAATCATCATCCCAGTCATCGACGCTGAATGCCCATGCCTGATACGGCAGGACGTTGGCCGGACATCTGGCAGGCGACCACAAATCACGGCATGGAATAGGGAGATCCAGCGCAGCGGCGGCCACATTGGTCAGGTTGCGTTCCAGTACTGTGGTATTGGGTGGCAGCAGAGTCATTGGATCACCTGCTCGATGGTGTATCCGCTACACCATGCTGCCTGATAGGGTGCCGGTGTGATGTCTGCCCAATCAACCAACTCGACCTTTCTTACCCCCGGCACATGCAAGGCCGATTCAAGGAGGGATCGCGGTACCTCTACCCCGATGCGGCGACGCGGGTTGATAACCTCAAGCAATCGCCGCTCGGCTTCGGCGGTGATGGCGGCAGCAGATGGCCCCGCAGCAGGGATAAACAGGCGGATGGCCAAGGTGTATGGCAGTACCTGGGTGGCTTTTACATGCACGTTATCTGTCAGCGGCACCCGATCTTCATCGGTGAGATAGCCGGCCACTTTGGTCAGCAGGGCCGCAGACGGGGTGCCGTCGCCGGTGGCGGCCAAGATGTAGACATCCACCACGCCCGGGCTCGGGGAGGTGGGTTCGGCATCCATCACTGCGCCATCAGCGGTGCGGGCGTGATAGCGATAGGCTTCGCGGGGGCCTGCGACGCTGAGGGCATCCCATGCCAGCAATGCGCGTTCGCGCAGAGCTTCGTCACTTTCCATAATCGTGGGGATCGGCGGGGTGGCGGTGTCGTCGCCCTGTTGTACGGTCAGCCGCTCGACATTCCAGTTTGCAACCAGATTATCAAGGTCGGCCCCCTCTGCCCATGCCAGCATGTTGGCCACGGCGGCGTTGTTGATGCGGGCGCGCAGGATCAGCTCGCGATAGGCGTTCTCTTGCAGGAATTTCGTAAGCGGTTCTGATTCGAGTGCGAGTGTGGCTGCAATGGCCGCTTGTTGGTCAAGTGGATACCGTGCAATCAGCGCTGCTTTCCGTTCTGAAAGAATTGACTCAAAGTCGAGCGGGTCGATTATTGATGGTTTTGGCAATTTGTATAGATCGATGATGCTCAACTTGCGACTCCTGTTGGGACGGGTATGGTTGCAGACTCCGGCGCGCCGCCATCTTTGCGCTGCCAAGTGAGCTCGATGGTGAGAGCGCCATCGATGCCGCCGCCGAGCACATCGACGCGGGTGATGGTGATGCGGGGCTCCCAGTTGATGAGGGCTTGTACGGTGGCAGCCATCAGGCGCAGGCGGGTGGCCTGATGCTGGGGTTGGTCGATGAGGTAAAACAGCTCGCTGCCGTAGTCGCGGCGCATCACCCGTGAACCCACCGGGGTGATGAGGATGTCGCGCACCGACTGGATGATGTGGTCGGTGGCGCTGATGGAGCGGCCATTGGCGGCATTCATGCCGAGCCAGTTCATACCGGGCCCCCTGATGTGCCGTCGCCTGGCTGAACTTTTTTGTGGCCGTGGGTGGTGACTTCGATATCGCCGATCTTGGCAGTGGGGGCGGTGATCTTGCCGCCCGCGGTGATGGTGGTACCGACCTTGAGCGCCTTGGTGCATTCGACCAGCGGGGTGATCAGCTTGACGGTGACGGAGGCCGAGATAGTGGCGGACTTGATGCCGGTGGCGTTCAGCGCCCCCGTTTTTGGGTTGTACTCGATGACGGCGCCATCGGCGTATTCGGTGCGGTCGAGATCCGGGTTGTCATCCTCGGCCAGCGGCTCTGGGAAGCTGTCAGCATTGAGGCGGCCGACGATATAGGCATTGCGCAGATCGCCGCTGACCGAAAGCAAAATCACCTGCTCGCCCAGGCTCAGGCGGTGGCGGGTGCGGTTAGCCCCGGCCCTGTCTGTGGTGTAGGGCCGCCAGTTGGTGGTGATGGCGCCGGTCTTGACGCGACATTCCCCTGAACGCACGGCGGTGACGGTGCCAATGCGGATCAGGTTGTCGATCAGGCGCTTGAGTTCGGTTGGGGTCGGTTGCATGGGGCCATTGTTTTGGGCAATGGCGGGTAAGGCGAGGGGCGGCCAGTGTATCTACGGCGGATACACTGGCCGCGATGATTATCAGCGCGGAGATAGCGAGTTGCGCAGGTGGGGGATCAGCTTGTGCCAGTCTCTGTCGCCGTGGGTAGTGGGCTGAATATGGCAGGTCTTCGCAGATAGTATCTGCTGGGCACGTTGCACGTTGAAGCTGTATTCGTGAATGATTGAGTAATAGCGCGGAGCTTCACGGTGTTCGGCAACTTCGAGCAGGGGGTAGATGGCTTTGGCTGCATCCACCATCCGTTCGGCAGCGCGCAACAACCAGCAAAGGGAGTGAAGTTCGTTATCGGTTAGCCCGATCTTTGGCTGTGGTCGCTGGGCTGCGGCCAATTGCTCGGCCATCCAGTTAAAGGCGTTGATATAAGCCTCTTTGCTGGCAGCGGCCTTGGCTCCAGTGAAACCCATGACCAGAAACATGAAGCCGTCTTTGGTCATTTCATAGAATGGCTGGGGCTTTCCATTCTGTAACTCGTTGTTTTTACTGCAAACCGAAAAATTGCGGGCTGTGAATTCGATCGAACACTCAAGGTTACGGATCTTTCTCAGCACGTCATCGTGACGCTTGCCAAAGACTTCGGCCACTTTCATTGACGTCGTAACGGGTTGGCCCTGATGTAGGCTGACGATCTCGGCAGGAGTAAAGCTGGTGATGCTGTTCATTTCGGTGTCTCCAAATTGGATTTGGTTACGCCACCGAAGAGACCAATCTTACTGGTGGCGAACTGAGCAGGATTGGTCTTACCGGCCGAAATGAACCCGGCGCCCCGAAGGGCTCCCACCCAGTCCGCCATAACTGACAGATACAACTGTGGTGCACAAAAAAACACGCGAGCGCGTGTTGTGCTCATTTCGGTGCGGGAGACCAATCCCGACAACGGATTTTGCCGCTGCTCGCACAGTATCGCGCAACATCGCGCTACCAATCAACCACTATTAGCCCTAATAAGACGTAATAAGCCCGCCGCATCAGCACAACACGGTAGGCAGGGTAATGCTTTGAACGTGGAAAGTAAGTGTCTGTTTTGAGGAAAAACATACATGTGTGGTGGTTATTCGAAGTCTTTGGATAGGTGGTCGACAAAGAGATCCCAGATCTCCTTGGTATCCGCATTTGTGACCCCCAGCAGTTGCCGCTCTGGGTAGCGGATCTCCCTTGCGTTTGGATTTGGCCGGTCTTTGTCGCCATGATGATGAATAGCCGCCACTGTGCCAGCTACACCAGCGAATTCGATAGTTGCACTGCGGTCGTTGGTTTTTAGCTTGAACCACTTGTCCTTGATGATGTTTTTGAACATCTTCTGGGGGGCCTTGCGGACGATCACTTTGCTTTTGTCGATGCTGATGTACTTCACGATTCGTGAATATCTGAACGATCGCATGGCCCCTCTCATGCGATCAAACCCCTGAATATAGTCGCCATAACGACGGTAGTTTTTCAGGTCGCGGACAAGGCAGATCCCCGTCACCGGGTTCTTGTAGATAAACGCGATATGGGCGTTTCCCTTCTGCTGAGGTTTTCGTATCCGCATCGTTGTACCATCAGGCTGGACGTTGGCCCGGATGCGGGCGGCATTTTTCTTTTTGACTAGAGTGCCCGCATATTGGATCAGCTTTTTCAACGCTTGTTCGTTACCCGCCCGCGCTGCTGCATCTGCAAATAATTCCAAGTCTTTCAGTTCGTCGGTGGCCATGGCTGATATTCCCCGTTGATGAACAATTCCCAGGTGATGCCGTCATAAGGGTCTTCTGGCGGCTCTGGCAAGTGTTCCCAGCCAATGCCCTGCTCGTTTTGCCAGACCCGTACCCGCTCGGTCAGCTTGACGGTGATAACGATGTCCATCAGGTCGTTGGCGAGGTATTCCGCCTCGAACCTCACCCCATCCCAGCGCTTTTCTTCGTTGGTCATCAGCTCGGGCTGGTGTTGGCGCAGCCATGCCAGCAGCGGCACCATGATCTGATCCGGGTGACCGGCAAAGTCTTCGACACCGATGGTGAGCGGGTATTGCCACTCGTATGAGAGTGAGCTAGCGCCAGTGCACTCTACGCCGCCGGTGGGGATATACAGGTGTAGTTTGTCTGGGTTCTGAGCCAGATATTGGACGCATTGTTGCAGCACCTCACGGATCTGTTTTGGCTTTTCCATCTTGGCTCCCTTGTTGTTGATGCCTTTGCTGGCAGGTGATGATGCTATCGACCTTGGCGGCGCAGCTGGCCCAAGCGGTTTCGGTCTGGGTCAGTTGGTCGAGCAAGTCGCCGTTATTGGTTGGGCTGGCCGGTGGCAGCTGGCAGGGGGTCAGGCCCTGACAGGTGAGCCTGATAGTCTGCGGCGCCGGTGATAGCGGGGCGCTTGAGCAGCCTGATAACAGGAGCAGGCAGAGGGCGATCAGCCCAAGTGCGAAGTTCAGCATTTTCACGTTTGAGCCTCTTGATGGTTTCAGCGCGGGTGGCTGCGGTCATCGACAGGTCGCCGAGCTGGCTTTGCAGTTCGGCGGCGGCGGTTGCTTGGGTATCCAGTTCGGTTTTCAGGGTGTTGATCGTGCTGTCTTTGCCCTGTTCCCGCCGCTGCGCCTCGTTGGCCTTGTCATCGGCGGCCTTGAGGTCGCTTTGCAGGGTGGTGACCTGCCCCTTGGCGGTTGCTGCCGAGGTAGCCGCCCAGCCCCAGCCCGCCATTGCGACAGTACAGGCGATGGCCAAGGCCAGCAGCAGCCAGGTGAGGGGGGAGCGCAGGAGGTTAAGCCACATAATCGATCCCCCAGAAATCCATACCCTCAGCGCTCAGGACGCTGTTGCACGGCATTACCACCACCGTATCAACAAAGGTTTCTGCCTTGGCGAGCAGCTGGTTGATAACTCTGTCGCCCGAGGCTTTCATCAGGTCGAAACCCGGAAGCGGGGTGGTCGTGTAGTAGCCGTTCGGCATGATGGGTATATCAAGCTGGTTCTCATACCAATCAAACTCGTCAAAGAACCAACAGGCGTCGCTGTCTTTGATGAGGGCTTCCAGAATTTCCCGTTCGGCTTGGGGAAGCTCGTTTCTGCGGTTGATGTTGAGCAGGTCGCAGCTGGTGACGTATGCCCCTTTGACCTTGCTGGCAATGTCCAGAAACATCCACAGGTGCTCTTTATCCAGCGGCGACGACAGCACGATGACTACCTTTTTTCTTTCCTGCCGCTTCTTGTTCGCGGCGGCTATCAGACGGGTGGTTTTGCCCGTCATCCGGCCTGTTATTTCAATGTGCATCAGCCACCTCCTGCACCGGATAGACCTTGGCAAAGTGGTCGTATGCCTTGGCCAGCTTGGTGTCGTAGTCGTTGTCTTTGTAGGCAGGGCCGTTGTAGCGGCGGGCGAAGTCGGCCCACTTGCGACCCTGCAGGGCCTTATGCATGGCGGGGTCTTGCTGGATGAAGCGGCACAGGGCGGTGAGGTGTTCGACTTCGCTGCGCTGCATGGCTGCCTGCCAGTCGTTGGTCGAGGCAAAGCCCAGCGGCTGCCAGTGGTAGCCCATGATCTGGAACATGCCCCAGCTGGCTGACTCGATGGCGGCAGCTCGATGCAGGCTGATTGCCAGTTGCAGCCGTTCCCACTCTGCCGACCCGCCTGCATAGCCGCCGCGTTTGGGGTTCACCAAGTTGGGGTAATTGGCGGCCAGCTGGTCGGCGGCCGCCTTGCCCAGGTGTTTGGTGAGCTGCTTGTAGAACACATGCCGCTCGAACAGCACCACCGGGCGCTGAGCCTGGGTGAAGCCTTCACCGATGCTCTCGACCTGGGCGACGGTGGCCATGGTGGCCAGCGGCATAGCCAGCAGATCAGCCCCTGCCTGCATGTGGTTGACGGTCAGCTGGTTGCCACGCTCGCTGCCGAGCAGGGCGGCCATGGTGCGCGGGCCTGCCTGACCGATGGCGGTGATCATGTAATCCCGCTGGAAGTCGAGTAGGGCCTGCTCGGTGGCATCGCCAAACCAGCCATCGACTGCGACCGGATAACCGATGGCGGTGAGGCGGCGCTGCAGATCGGCCACGGCGGTGCCGGTATCGCCTTTTTTCAGGCTCATGGTTGCCTCCTGTCGGTCGAGCGGTAGTGCTTCTTGCTGCGCAGCAGGTGATAGATAGAGCCGCCATCACTCCACACTGCGCACAGCAGGAAAGCGGTCATGATGACGGAGGCGAGATCGGGGACGAGGATAGTGCCGAATAAAAAACGGATCGGCACCGAAGCGGAGATCACACAGAGCACCCATGACAGGTACGCGGGGAGCGCCTGATAGCGTCCATCCCGGCTGTCAAAGAACATGACACGCAGGCAGATGGCGGTGCACATCAGGGCATAGATCGCGGTGTAGATCATTGCGTAGGTGGGGTCATTGGGGATCATTTTCACCTCCTTTGCCGATGCGGCTGAACAGGTCACCGAGCTGGCTTGGGATCGCGTTCATCGCGACTTTCAGTATCTTCACCGCCAGGGCTGCGGCCACGATGGCTCCGACCCCCTTGTTGATCTCGATGCCCGCTGGCAGCAGCTTGGCCAGCATCTGGACGGTGAAATCTGCGGCCAACAGCCCGCAGATGAACGAGGTGAGGAACAGGAGAATGACCCGTCCTGCAATCTTCTCCTCGCTGGTGAGCCCAAAGAGCAGTGCGCCAGCGAATGAGCCGAGCAGGATGATGGGGTCGAGCCAAGGGGCGGTGGAGGCAAGCGCAAGCGCGAGCGCCACGCCATTGGCGGTACTGGTCGAAATCGGTTCTGGCATCGTGCTCTCCTGTTGTTATCGTTTGCCGCCGATATGGCGGGCGTTTTGGAATTCGTGAATGGTCTGGCAGTCGGCGCAGCGTTCGCAGCCCCGGATCGCTTCGCGGCGCTCCTGCGGGATGGGTTCGGCGCAGTCGATGCAGTAGTGGGGGCCGGTGCCGCTGATACGGGCGGCGTGGATGCGGGCAGCCAGTTGCTGCTCGCTGATGTCGGCCAGTCGTTCGAGTTCGTCGTCGAGGCGGCTCATGTCGGTGTTCTCTTTTTTCGCATGACGGTCAATCCCATAGCTGGATCAGCGGCTGCTCGGCCTGAGTGGTGGCCGCTGGCATGTTGATGAAGGTGCCGGTAGGGAGGATGGGGCCGAGCGCGGCCAAACCGGGGTTGAGGTCGAGGTCGAGCACTTGCTCGGTGATGCCTGCGGTGTAGCCGTAGTGCCGAAACAGGATGAGATCGAGGGTGTCGCCCTGTTGGCTGCGCAGTTGCATCAGATCAGTTCCACTGTGTTGTGGGTGGTGCCGATAATGTCGCGGATGGCAAAGCGGGCATCCCGGTAGAGGTCATCCGAGCTGATCACTTTGGCATCTGCCCCTTTGACGCCGTCACCGGTGGCGCTGTAGTCGGTGTAGCGTTCGAGCAGGTTGGCGCGGGTCATGGCATAGACGGCACGGCGGTAGCTGTGCAGGTGTACCGATTCGCCGTTGATGGGCTCGGCGGGTACGTCTGCGAGGGTGGCGCTGCCGTCGCTCTCTCTGGCAGTGCGCCAATCCGCCAGATCTCGGTTGACGCTGGTGATGGCTTCGATCACTGCATGTTTGAGTCGGGCGGTGGTGACGGTGCCATCAAGCCGGACGGTTTCGCGCAGATCGCTCAGGGAGATCGCAGGCCAGAATGGGCTGCTGGTGATGTCGGCCTCTTCTGTTGCTGGCGGGGTCGGGTTAGTGGCTAAAAATCCGGTGCTCATGGTGCTCCTGACTTTGAGGTGGTGCCGCTGGTTGGGCGGTGGTCGGGCCGTCTGGTATGCCAGTGGCATTCGTCAGGCCCGAGCCGCCCAGGGTTGCGGGGTTCGCTCGGTTAGCTGTCCTCGCCGGGGGCGGGGTCAGGCTGTTCGGGGGTGCCGTTCTCGGGGGCCTTTTGCTCGGCGTCTTTGGCGGCTTGTTCTGCTGCCTGTTCTTCCGCTGCTTTGGCTGCCTGTTCGGCGTCTTTCTTGATTTCGCGATCCAGCACTTCCAGCTCTTTCTTGATGCCCACCTTGTCGTGCAGTTCGAGGGCGCGGCGGTAGTGCTCGGCGGCTTGCTCCTTGAACCCTTCGGCATAGCTGGCGCGGCCCACTGCCTTGTGCAGCTTGGCGCGCACCTGATCGAACATGTCCGAGCCTTTCAGCAGTTCGATGTAGGCAGAGAGCAGGCCGAGGCTTGGGCCGGTGCCCGCGTCTTGCAGCTTGATGGCGGTCTCGGCCACTTCTTCGGCGATCAGGGTGGGGGCGGTGCGTTCGTACTGATCGGGGGTGTTCAGGCCATGGCGGATCACGTAGTCGGCCATGTCGAAGGCGCCTTCCAGATCGCCGGTGTCGAGGTGCCAGAGCATGATGGTGACCATCACATCGTCTTGACCGCCGCGATCGGCGGCCAGCAGGCCAGCAATCCACGGTTTATAGACGGCCAGCATTGGGCGCTTGGCGGCAATCTTGAGCTCCTGGCTCTGGATGCCCTTGAGGGTGCGGCGGTGCTCGGCCAGTTGCATCAGCTGGAGTTCGTAGGCGTTGGCGCGTACCTGGTCGAATTGGGGAGAGGCCGCCCCTTGCAGGGCGGCCAGCATACGTTCGCGGTGAGCGCGGGCGGGTGATGTCATGTCGTTCCCCTTACGCTGCCGGTTTTGGTGCGATGACGATGTTTTCAACCAGCGCCGCGCAGTCGTAATCCTCAACTACGTAGGCATCGTTGGAGCTTTCGTAGTTGACGATGCGGTTGCGCTTGGGTTCTTCTTCGATGTGGCGGCGGCGGGCGCCTTCCTGCCAGTAGATGGAGAGGTTTTCCAGCTTGGTGACCAGCAGGGCGTCTTCCGGGAAGAAGGGGACGCGCACGGCCTTGAGGCCGCCGATCTGCTTCTGGCTGACCAGTACTTGGGCGGCCAGCTTGTTCTGGTTGTCTCCCGCGTCGTTGATGATGGGGAAATACTTGTCAGACAGCATTTTGCGGCCACAGACGACTACCATATCGGTGTCGTCCTGATACCACGGCTTAATCATCTCGCTGACTACGTCGAACACCACTGCGTCGATGTTTTTGTAGTCGCCATTGGTCTGGTCGATGTAGATCTTGCCGCTGCCCGGCTTGACCTCTTTCATGACCTGGGCCGGAGCGTCCTTGCGGATATGTTCCAGCCAACCGATGTTGACATCCTGCAGCAGCGGGTTGGCATTGCGATCGGTGTCTTTGGCTGCACTGGTGCCGTGCCAGCCGATCATAATGCGGTCCAGCCCCTGACGGGTGATGATGGCGTCGCGGACTCGTGACTGGAAGTCATGGAACTTGGCCCATGCATCCAGTTTGGCATAGCCGATCATGGTGTCGTAGTTGGTCTGGGCGCACTCATAACTGTGGTCATAGAGGGCGCTCGGATCGTTGGGCTGGCGGTCTTTGGTTGAGGTGTCGGTGCGACCGGCGATGGTGCTGCTGATGCCAACCCCTACCTTTTCGCCTTTCATGTCGTTGACCGGGATTACGTTGATCATCTGCAGGAATTCAACTTTCTCCTGCATTTTGGTTTCCAGCGTTTGCTGGACGCTGGGCTGCACGTTGAATTGCACCATGGCACTGGTGATGGCATTTAGTTTTGCCAGCTGGCTGGTGTATTCGTTGAACTTCACGCGGGTTTCGTTACGCATTGGGTATGGTCCTTAGCAGTCGGTGGATAGGGTGGTAGTGCCATCGCCACCGGTGGCGGGATCGCGCTTTTTGCTGAAATCTTCTTGGCGTTCCAGCGAGGTTTTGAGGTCGGCCAGTGCTTTGTCGGTGCCTGCCAGTTTGCTGGTCAGTTCGGTGATGGTGCTGGCTTGCGCGGTGAGCTTTTGCTGCAGGGCGGCATCGATGGTGGTGACTTCTTTGGCCACGGCTTCGACGGCTTGGTGAACGTCGGCGAACTGCTCGGCGTTGGCCTTGTCACGCGGGGTCAGCAGTTCTCTGACGCGGGTAAACAGGCTGGGGCCTTTGTCGCCCTCTTCGGTGAACTCGATTTCGGTTTCGATGGCGCAGGTAAACAGGTTGGTCGATTTTTGCTTGCGCGCGGCCAGCGGACTGCTGTCGCCAGCACCGGCGCAGAACTGGAGGTATTCGGTACCGAGGCTGGCGGGGGTGTTGGTCACGGCCAGCCCAACCAGATAGGCCTCGCCTGTACCGGCAAAGTCCAGATCCAGCTCGATGGAGGTGTAGACCTTCTGGCGGGCTTTGTTGAGTTTGATCAGGTCTTCGGTCGGGTCGATATCGGCAAACAGGGCCATTTTCTTTTCGCCGTCGATCTCTACCTCTTCGGCATAGACGGAGAGCACGTCGCCATAGGCGCGAAAATCGCTATCAGGGAACGGGCTGAGGTAGTGTTCGAGGTTGACGCGGGCGCCGTACTTTTCGCGGTTGTAGTTTTTGGCTGCCTGGGTGAGCCATTCCGGCGCGATGGTGCGGCCGTCAGTGGTCTGGCCCGCCACTGCCACGCGCTTGAATTTCGCTTTCTTCGCCATGAGCTGGGATCCCTTTGGTAATTGGGTTGTGATGTCGCGGTTATGGTCTGGGCGAGAGGCGGGATCGCGCAATCGGCGGCCAGTGTATCTACGGCGGACACACTGGCGCGGGCGTCAGGGCGCTTGCGTGGGTCGGTAGACTGGCGCCATGACTACAGCACCTTTACTTTTCCCCCATATCGAACCCAGACGGCAGGCCATGCACCTGTTCTTCCAGGGCTACCCGCTCCGCGCCATTGCTGAATTGCTGCAGACGCCGGAGGGGACAGTCTCGACCTGGAAGAAGCGCGACGGCTGGGATGACATCAAACCGATTGACCGGGTCGACTTCGCGCTTGAGGCGCGGATGTGCCAGCTGATCGCCAAGGATTTGAAGACCGGCGGCGATTTCAAGGAGATTGACTTGCTGGGCCGCCAGCTGGAGCGGGTTGCCCGGGTCAACAAGTACAGCAACGGCGGTAACGAGGCCGACCTCAACCCGAAGGTGGCGAACCGCAACAAGGGGCCGAAGAAGGCGCCCGAGCGCAATGTGGTGGAGCCCAAGCAGCAAGAGCGGCTCATCGAGCGGTTCGAGTCGACGATGTTTGGCTATCAGCGCACTTGGTACGAGGCGGGCAAGCAGTACCGGATCCGCGATCTGCTCAAGTCGCGCCAGATCGGGGCGACTTACTTCTTTGCCTTCGAGGCGTTTATTGATGCGCTGGTGACCGGCCGCAATCAGATATTCCTATCGGCCAGCAAGGCGCAGGCCCATGTGTTCAAGCAGTACATCATCCAGTTCGCTAAGGATGAGGGGGTTGAGCTGAAAGGCGACCCCATGGTGCTGCCGAACGGGGCGCACTTGTACTTCCTCGGTACCAACGTCCGCACTGCCCAGAGCTACCACGGCAATATCTACATGGATGAATATTTCTGGATCCATGGCTTTCTGGAGTTCCGCAAGGTGGCGTCTGGCATGGCGATGCACAAGACGTGGCGCCAGACCTACATTTCCACCCCGTCTAGCCTTTCCCATCCTGCCTATGCGTTCTGGTCTGGTGCCAACTTCAACCGAGGCAAGGCGAAGGCCGACCGGGTCGAGATTGATCTGAGCCACGCCAATCTGTCTGCCGGCAAGCTGTGTGCCGATGGTCAATGGCGGCAGATCGTCACCGTGGAAGATGCGGTGCGCGGTGGCTGCGACCTGTTCGACCTGGACCAACTGCGCAGCGAGTATTCCGAGGATGAGTACCTCAACTTGCTGATGTGCATGTTTATGGACGATACGTCCAGCGTGTTCCCGCTGGCGATGCTGCAACGCTGCATGGTTGACAGCTGGGAGCAGTGGGAGGACTACAAGCCGTTTGCGATGCGGCCGATGGGAAACCGGCCGGTGTGGATCGGTTATGACCCTGCCAAGGGGGGGCTCGGTGATAGAGCAGGCTGTGCCGTGCTGGCGCCGCCTGCGGTGCCCGGTGGCAAGTTTCGGGCGCTTGAGCGTCACCAGTGGAAAGGGATGGATTTTGCTGCTCAGGCCGAGGCCATCCGCCAGATGACTCTTCGCTATAACGTGGGATATATCGGCATCGATACTACCGGGATCGGGGAGGGTGTTTATCAGAATGTGAAGCCATTCTATCCGGCGGTTACCGCTATCCAGTACAACCCGAGTGTGAAAATCCAAATGGTGATGAAGGCTCTTGATGTGATGAACAAGGGGCGGCTGGAGTTTGACAGCGGTTGGACCGATCTGGCGGCGGCCTTTATGAGCATTCGCCGAGGGGTGACCGCGGGCAAGATGCCGATTTTTGAGGCCAGCCGGTCGGAAGAGACCAGCCACGGAGATATTGCCTGGGCCACGATGCACGCCCTGTTACATGAGCCGCTGGCAGGTGCCAGCGGGACCAATACCAGTTCTATGGAGTTTTTCTAATGAGCAACCGCCGCAATCGTCGCCCCTCTTCAACCCCAACGCAGCCTGTGATGGCAACTCAACAACCCGGCGGGGCCATGGAGGCCTTCACCTTTGGCGAGCCGGTGCCAGTGCTCAGCCAGCGGGAGGTGTTCGACTATCTTGAGGCGATGCACAATGGGCGCTGGTATGAGCCGCCGCTCTCCCTCAATGGGTTGGCGCGGGTGTATCGGGCTGGGGTGCATCATGCCTCTGCGATTCAGGTGAAGCGCAATATCTTGCGGTCTTGCTTCATCCCGCATCCCAAGCTGAGCCTGACGGCGTTCACCGGGCTGGCGCTGGATTTTTTGATCTTCGGCAATGGCTACCTGCAGGTGTGCAGAACCGGATTGGCGGGGTGCTGCGTTATGACCACTTGCGAGCCAAGTACACCCGGCGCGGGCTGGATCTAGACACCTATTGGTGGATTGCCAAGCCAGGGCAGGAGCAGGAACTGCCAGCCGGGCGGGTCGGTCATGTGATGGAGTGTGATATCAATCAGGAGATTTACGGCATCCCCGACTATGTGGGCGGGCTGAATTCGACGCTGCTGAACGAGTCGGCCACGCTGTTTCGCCGCCGCTACTATGAAAATGGCAGCCATGCCGGTTTCATCATGCATATCACTGACGCGGTGCAGAATGAGGGGGATATCACAAAGCTGCGGGAGGCGCTGCGCCAGAGCAAGGGCCCCGGCAACTTCCGCAACCTGCTGCTCTACACGCCGGGCGGCAACAAAGATGGGGTTAAGTTAATCCCGGTGGCGGAGGTGGCGGCCAAGGATGATTTTCTCTCCATCAAAAACGTTTCGCGCGACGACCAACTGGCGACCCATCGGGTACCGCCTCAGCTGATGGGGGTGATGCCCAACAGCACGGGCGGGTTCGGCAATGTGACGGAGGCCGCCCAGGTGTTCGACGTTAACGAGATCGACAGCCTCAAAGCTGGGTTGCTGCAGTTTAACGAGTGGGCGGGTGAGGAGATCATTCGCTTCAATCCCTACAAGCTGGCAGCCGGTACCGAGCCCGCCGACCAGGGTGCCGCTCTGCGCTGAGCCAGCCACCCGAGATAGATCAACCACCCCGCCACTGTGCGGGGTTTTCTTTTGCTTGTTGCCCACCTCACTAAAGCGCCTGCGCGGCCCGCTGCTGCATCGGCGGAGCTGTGGCAGCTTGCACCCTCTCAGATCCTTTCACGCGCACCCTGAGCGGCTGGCGCAGCCTGCCGACCCCTGCCAGCACCCAGCGCGCGCAATCGTTACCCCCCCACGCCTGCGCGCTTTATGTGTCGATTTCCATGCAGGTGAACGACTGTGGGCGGGTATCTGCTCCCCGCGCCAGCACTGGCCGCGCGCGGCTTTTCAGATCCTTTTTGCGATCCTTCACTTTCCGTCAGATCCTTTCACTTTTGCGCTCCCCGCATTCGGGGGGCGCAAACACTCGGCGGTGAGTAAAACAACTCGCCCCGTTTGTATCTGATTTTTCTATCAGGCACAAAACAGGGCGCGTTTTTATTGGTGCGGACTGGGCACCCCGTCAAAAGAACAGGGCGGGGGACAACGCAAAGCGCTTGCTCAGCGCCTCGATATGTTGGCGGGTCAGTTTTTTGCCCTCGGCGGCATTGAGCAGTTTGCTGACGTTGGACTTGGAACCCAACTCAGGCAGATCAGCCACTCCTAGATGATGTTGGCTCATCAGCGTTTTCAACACAGCGATGCCTGGTTCTACATCCGCCACCGCCTTGTTGAAGTCGGCGAACTCGTCGGCCTTGTCTTCCCAGTGCTCGATACTGGTTGCCAGCAACTCAACCAATTGCTTGTTGGCGTCATAGTCGTCGACCAGCTCGTCCATCAGCTCAAGAGCGCGCTCATAATCGTCCTGATTATTGATCTGGGTGATGTATGGCACTTGGGCCAATGCCTCTCTAATCTGAACCAGCGCAAGATTTAACATGATGGTTACTCCTTGTTTCTCCGGTATTTCTCGGTCAGCTTGTCGTATTCGGCATGGCTGACAATGTGTTTCACATACATGCGGTTATCCCTGAACTCAATGAAGGCTATCAGGCGCAGGTTATTGCCACCGATATCGATCACCCACCACTTGTCCCGATACTTGAAGTTATCAAGGCTGGGAAACACCTTCCTCAGTTCATCAGGTGCTGAGAAATCACCACTGCGCAACGTCGAATACACATGCACCAAGGCTTCACTGTCATTGGGGTACAGCTTGGCGGCGTCATTAAAGGGTTTGCGAGAGATTACATGCACGGCTGGTTCTCAGTTTCATTTTTGGAAACAATAGCACGCGGTTTCATTTTTGGAAACCATTGGACGGCATAAGACAACAAAAGGGGGCGATATTATCGCCCCCTTGGTGTGTTTGTGACCGGTCAATCACTAGTCTTTGCGCAGTGGCTTGCGGCGAAGGTGGGGGATTACTCCGGGTTGCAGGCTCAGTTTGGCTGGCTGCTTTTTGCGCTCCCCGCATTGGGGGAGCGCAACACAAGGTGGCTAGGGGTACGATTAATCACCCTTCGCCTCTGCATCGGGGTGATTCAAGTCGACACCATGGGCGATGGCTAAGCGTTCAATATCGATATCGTGTTTCATCAGTGCTGGGATAATTTCAGCCTTGATGAATCTATATCTTCCATTCACTCCCAGCTTTATCGGCTTTGGCAATTCACCTTTAGCAACCATCCGGTCGATCGTGTCAAAACGGCATCCGATCAGTTTGGTCAGTAGTTTTCTAGTGATGAAAATCTCTTTCTTTTCAGTGAATTGTTTCGCAACGAGAGCAACTTCATCATGTTTTTCAAGCTGGGTTCTGTATTTATCTGCTTTACATGTTTCAGCCGCCAAGGCTTCAATCAAGCAGACCACCAACTCAGGGCTGGCCGCTGCGATAAATCGCGCAACAGACTCGCTGTTTGCTGATGTGGAATGACAAAAATCAAAGCAGTGTGTAGACATGGTGTCGTTATCATTAACCACGTGCCAGTTATCATCTACGGCACCACGGTCAGTGCTCGGCCTTGCCAATGACAACCCCTTCCAACCACGAAGATCAGCGTTCATTGCCAGTGATTTCAGCTCTGCAATTTTTTTATCCATCTCAGTGCTTTCCATATAAACAATCCCCATTGTCATTTTTCGTTACGAGTCGCAGCCAGCGCCTGATAGATGGCGCTGACGTAGCGGGCCTGATGCTTGGCATCGTCGAGGGCTGAATGCCTCACCCCTTCGAATGGCATATCCTTTTTGGGGTCGAATCCCCGCAAGGTGCGACCCAACTCCACGATGGTTCGCACGTCCCGATCCTGCCAAAACGACCATGGGGTCTTGATATCGACGGCATGATAGGCGTTGGCCAAAATCACGTTGTCGAACCCGGCTCCGTTGCCCCACATGGCGGTCACTTTCTGTCCGTGCTCGTCTATCCAGTCGCAAAAATCCAGCAGAGCTTCGGTCAGCTTCAAACGCCCCATCTCACCCGCATAGCGGTATTTCGGCTCAATGATCGAGGATCTTGCCTCATCGCCTTGTGCCAGCCACCACAGCACGGAGTCAGGGTCCATTTCCCCGAAGCGGGCACTGTCGCGCAGGTGGATATGCGCCTCGAACTCAGCGCCCAGTTCACCGGTCATCGGGTCAAAGAACACGGCCCCGATGGTGACTATGGCCGCGCGGGGGCCTTTGCCCATGGTTTCCAGATCCAGCATTACGTTATTCATGGTTACTCTCCGGCTTCGATTTGACGGTGGTCAGCCACTACCTGGTGCAGGGCTGGCTGGTATGTTTTGTTGAGCTGTTCGGCGGCGCCCGGGTTGGCGCGGTCGATTGGGCTGCCCGGTGCGATAAAGAGCGTGCGGCCGGTGACGGCGCACCGGATGGTGCCGCTCTGGTCGATGGCCACTGGGGTGAGCCCGTCCACGATATGGCGGCGGCCGACAGTGCGGCCATCAGCTGAGCGCACCGGCACGGTGGGGCGGTTGGCGCTGGCCTGATACGGGTTCGGCACCTCTGGCGCGATGGCTGGCAGGGCCAGCGATGCGGGGCGAGGGTGCCGGCGGCGCAGGATGGCGCAGGCTACGGACTGCTGTTTGCCCTTGAGCATCCCCACCCACTGGTTGATCTCGTTGGCTGGCCAGCGCTGCTGCAGGATGCAGGTCACCCGATTATCCAGGTGGCGGTATTCTTCGCGGCTGACGGTCTTGGCGCTGGCGCCCTGGTGATTGTTATTCATGTTCCCCCTCAAACTCGACCGCCCTTAAACCTTGGGCCTGATTCTTTTCCCCGAAGGTGTGGAGGTTGTCACGAATGACGGCAACCAACGCCTCCCTCGACAATCCCTGCCCCACTCAGTCATATTCAGGGTCATTCTTCTTTAGCCAGATCAGGGCCTGAACCCTAGTCAGGGTCATCACATCCTTTTCGTACTGGGCCACGGTCATACCTCCCACGCTTGTTCGCTGTAGTCGTTCTGTTCCTGCATCCACTCCGGGGTGTCCAGCACCTCCAGCACCCGCCACATCTCGGACTGATAGGGCTCCGGCAGCATCTCGATCCAGCGGTGCGCCCCGGCGTGGCCTTGTGCCTGGTAAACCTTGCCGCACAGATCAACCAGCATCGGCCAGTCCTGATCGCCTTCCGGTACCGCGTACTCATCCGGCTGGCCCTGTTCGGCTGGCCGCTGGCCCTCTGGCTGCCAATCCGGCTCGCTCGGAAGGGCGCGGGCGGTCTGCACCTGTCCGTTCTCAAGCCAGAGAGTGAAACCGTCGGCGCGGACGTTGCCGCCTTCCCGCAAACGGCCGATAGAGAAGGGCGATAAACCCCATTGCTCTGCCATTAACTGATCCGCAAACGCCTCTGGATCCGGCTGCGTACAGTTATTGTCAGAGCTCCAAGGTGCCGGGCTGTCGCCCGACTGAACTGCAACACCTAAACCCACACCCACACCGGCAACCCCTGCGGCTTTGGTGGCCGCATGGGTGCCGGTGGGCACCACTTCCCACCCTTGCAGGCGAGTCTTGATACCCAAGCGAGCGGAGTGCAGCCCCATCAGTCGCTTGATGTCTTCGCCGTAGCAGTTGGCCTGCTCCTCGATGAGGTGGGCCAGCTTGATGGGGTGCTCGGCACGGGTGGCCAGCGCGCCGCCCATGGCTTCGAGGTAGCAACGAAAGATGGCGTTATCGGCAGCAAAGCGGGCAGCCTCAAAGCGCGGGTCTTGCAACACCGGCTTGGGTGGCCCCACCAGATCGCCATGCTTCTTGGCGTTGCTGATGCGGCGCAGCTCGCGCCATACCCCGACCGGTGCGCCGCCGAGCTGCTGAAAGGAACGGATCCCCCACCAACTGGCCCAAGCGCACGCATGCAGCGCGCCTTGGTCGGCTGGGGTGTTTGCCTCTTCGTCGTCACCGACATAGGCGCCGTCGATGTTTTTTGCGATGTATTTGGCCAGATAACCGGTGGCATCACCCTTGGTGGGGTCGATCAGCTTCCAGTCGAACCGTGGCGTGATATCGGTGAATGCTGGGGCGGCGAGGGGGTGGCGCTCCAGCTCGGTTTTGTCGTCGGTCAGGGCATAGCGTTGTAGGGTGCTGATCTGTCAATCAGCATCGAAAAATGACCAGGGATCAGCGTCCAAAATTGACCAGGGCTAGCTGGCTGATTTCATCCTCTGTTTGAAGCGGTAGGAGTCGTTTCCTGTCTCGATAATCTCGCAGTGATGGGTGATCCTATCCAGCATCGCTGTTGTCATCTTCTCATCCGTAAATACCTTGCTCCATTCGCTGAAGGCCAGGTTGGTGGTCAGGATCAGGCTGGTGCGCTCATACAGCTTGCTGATCAGGTGAAACAGCAGGGCCCCACCGCTTTCGGCAAACGGCAAGTAGCCCAGTT